AGTGCCTGAGTAGCAGTGGTGGCTCTTATAAGCTCACCGTAACCATTTCTATGTACGTTTACGGTTGCTCCTTGAGCCGCTCCACCTTTCCCTGTATGTGAAACCATGTGTTTGGATCTGATAGATCCTCTCCATGCGGCATAACAAGGGGTGAACCAAGTGAGGAAAGACCACCCATTAGGGTTGTACTCTTTATCCAACACTTGAACTGGTGCTGTCACCTCAACCAATGCCATAGATTTGTTGTATCCTGGATACAGTGGAAATATAGGCATCTTGAGGCGTGTTAGGGTTGGTTCATCAGTGTTTAGTGCTGTAAACCTATAAGTTATATCTCTTGAATAACGTTTCATTAACGCTCTCAATGAGGTATACCGTTCCCCCATATGAACCAAAAACACATTCGCATCCTCAATGTGTAGTCCTATAGGATCAAGTTCCTCAGGACTTTCTGGTACTATATCCCTATCATTAGCTAGGGCTGTGTCCTCCGTATTGTCTTCTCCAGCTTGATTAACATACGTTGGGCTCGGAGTATAAGTAAAATTTCTTATAATAAAGTCAGTTGGACTAGATACTTCAAAATCCTCTCCTCCACGTACTGACACCGCAATCTCCACAGGGGCCGCTATAGACTCATTTGGAGATGTTAGATTATTCAGTACAAATACTTTGAACTGGCCATTGGAAGCGTCACCATTAGCAATTACTGTCTGACCATTCCCAGAATGTGCAGCATCTAATGGTAAGAATCCAGTAGGATGCGCTTTAAACATCTGGGACTGCGACCAGTGCACAGCCAATTCAAAGTCTGTTTCCTCCGCAATGTCAACTGTTCTAGAATAAACTTCATTGAAAGAAGGAGGAGTATTACTAACTGCGTATGGATCATATACTATACGCAAACGTCCCCTATGGGAGGCACACTTAATGACCTGAAACCGAAAAATAAGTGTACCTCTCCAATATACAAATGGCATAGCCAGGTGACCAATAGCTGGTACAAATAGAGTTCTATCTGTTGGTCTGCTAGCCAAGAGTGGTGTCACATTACTTGTGAACAAGGCAGTATCTGTAGCATCTGCCTCATTCCAGGTAAACTTAGCATATAATTGTTCCTTGTTAGCAACATATTTAATAGCCATCTCATCGCACGGGGGCAATCCCAAAATGCGAGGGTCGACAGACAATTCTTGTTTCGAATCAACTGTCATTTTATGAACAGCTTCATCAGCATCAGTGACTGCCATCCTACCAGTGGTAAACAGAGTAGCAGTTGTTTGTTTATCTAATATAGCTGGCCTCGAAAAGCCAAACACTCTAGCTATATTACCAATGCTGGATGCTACGGTTTCGGTTGCCGTAGCGTACGGCTTCAACCAAGTGATAGTTTTAAGTTTACCTGCCACTTGTGCTATGGCTGATGCCGGTTTTGATATGAGGCCATCGCCTTTGCCTTCATATCCCGCTTGTGTTTGATGGGTGGCCACACTCAATTGTGGTTCATCCATCCACGCGTATATTTCTATCGTCAGAGCACCCGAGGTAGAATTAGCGTGTCTTAATTGGGTAAGACTATCCAAATTTAATTCTCCCATGTGACGCCATTCAGCACTGCCCGTTAATCTCAGCCAGTTAGCATCATGGAAAAATGGAACTACCATTTCACATCCTTTAGATGCACAAGCATCTATATATGCATGAGGTCGTACAGATTTTCTAGCCACATCTAGAAAAGTATTCACCATCGCGGTGGGCATTGTCTCTAAATAAGAATCCTCAGATTTGGGCAAATAACTGACTAGAGCTCTTCCATACATAAATTGGTTTCCACTAATAGTGAGTTTCATATGTAATTTACCTCTCAATAAGTGATAATTAGCTAATTTCTTGCGTACACTCGGGTGATCCAGAAACAATTCCCAAGGTTTAATAGAAGCATTAATGTGAGAACCTACACTCCATTGTAATGTCTGTATTCTTACGGGTCTCTCAAGAAATTTACCCAAACCCACATTGTTCCATTGACCTTGGTCCATGGTGCTATCATCAGCACCACTATAATCTACGTGCCACGGTGTATCTCCATCTGAAAACACTGCGGCTGGTTGTGTTGTGTTGCCTGTTAAAGGCGTATAAGTTATATTTGTATTATGTTCAGTAAGTGATATATACATTTTATATCCGTCGTCATTGACACTCATTCATGACTAAGATATACAAGAATTGACTACACGAAATCTCCCCTAAATAGGGGTACAGTAAGAGTACTGTGTGTATTAAAATGCACGCCTAAGGTTGTGATGTCTTGTAAAATTTCACAACTCTGGTATCCGATTTATATACATAAATATTTACATTTCACACTTTTTGCTATGCCTTAGCTCCCAGAAGTATAACTGGGACGATGATTACTTATTGCGCCTCATCATAGCGCGTTCATCGTAAGTTAATTTGAGTTCATCTTTACACATGTAATCTATGCCAGAAATTTCTGCAATTTCTGACATTTGTAACCTACGTTGCTCATAGATTTCCGGTCCATGATTGAACCACTCACTAAGAGCCGTACCTATGTTTTGCGCTGATGCACTTTCCATAGTTTGCTGTCTGGATCTTTCTTGCGACCAAACATGATTATGTAACATCTTCATAATGGATGTCTCACTCAAGGCACCTATCTCATAACCCAAAGCAGCATGATAAACGCTTTTCCTTTTAAGAAATTCTGTATCTGATATGGACATATATGGAACCAACTTCGACTCCTTGTCAGGCATTGTATACGTTTGTCCATATTCACTGAGGAATGCAGAAAAATCTCTAATATTAAATCTTTTCCTAGATTTGGATACACTACCGGCATTGTCATCGCCATAC